GGGAATGCCAATGGGAAAACCGCCCATGTATAAAACGGTGGATGAAATTGAAAAAAAAATCGAAAAATATTTTGAGTATTGTAAAGGATATCCTTTAACTGATAGCAAAGGCAAACAAATGTTTAATAAATTCGGGTCTCCCGTTTTTGTAGACGTTCACCCTCCGACCGTTACAGGACTTGCTCTGGCCCTTGGATTTACAAGCAGACAGGCTCTTTTAAACTATCAAGCAAAACCAGAGTTTGTTGACACGATTACGCGCGCGAAAGCAAGAGTAGAACAGTATGCAGAAGAACGACTGTTTGATCGTGATGGTTCCAATGGTGCTCAGTTTAGTCTTAGAAACAACTTCAAGGGTTGGGACGCTGACAAGAAAAATGATGATTTCGGAGACGGAAAGATTACGATTGTGAACAATATTCCAAGACCGGAGAAACAGGATGGAAAGTAACGCTATCAAACTGAATGAGATTGTGGCACCAGCATTTTACAATGTGTTTTGGGATATTTTAGATGGTAAACACACTTACTATGATCTGTACGGTGGACGTGGATCCACAAAATCATCTTTTGTAGGCGGCATGATTCCGTTTCAGATGATGCAGGATGCAGAGAATGGCTTAATGTCAAATGCTGTAATCTTTCGGAAAGTCGGTAATACGCTCAGAGAATCTGTGTATGAACAGATCGCATGGGGAATTGATGCGCTTGGAGCAAGTGATTTATGGGCTGACAGTTTAAGTCCTATGCAATATGTGTATAAGCCAACAGGACAAAAGATCATATTCAGAGGACTGGATAAAGCTAAGAAAACAAAGTCCATAAAAGTAAAAAAAGGATATTTCAAGTACCTTTGGTTTGAGGAGCTTGATGAGTTTGCCGGAATTGAAGAAATCCGTACAGTTCAACAGTCTGTACTTCGTGGTGGAAGCAAATTTGAAGTATTTAAGACATTTAATCCACCGATCAGCCGGAGCAACTGGGCGAACGTGTATGTGGAGGAACCGAGAGTTGACAGCTACAGACACAAGAGCGATTATAGATCAGTTCCTGTTGAATGGCTTGGTCAGCAATTTATTGATGATGCAGAGCATCTGAAGAAAACAAATCAGAGAGCTTACGACCATGAATATCTCGGTCTTCCTGTTGGACTTGGAACAAATATTTTCGAACTGTTAGAAATTCGAAAAATTACAGATGAAGAGATTCAGAGCTTTCAAAGTATCTACCAGGGACAGGACTGGGGGTGGTATCCAGATCCTAAAGCATTTCTCCGTGTAGCTTATGTTCCTAATCAGGAAAAAGTTTTTTTATTAGACGAACTTGGAGGCTCCAAGATAAGAAACAAGGAAATGGCTAACCAGATAAAGAAAAAAGGATATGATGATTATTCAATATCTTGCGGAGTTGATGAAGAAGAAAGCATTATTGACTTCCGAGATGCAGGGCTTCCAGCACGTAGGGCCATTGTTACACCGGGAAGCCGCAAATATACTTTTGAGTGGTTACAGTGCCGAACATTAGTTATTGATCCGGCACGAACGCCTAGAGCATACAAGGAAATTATCAATTATGAGCATGAAGTAGATAGCAATGGAGAAGTGATTGCAGATTATCCAGATGGCAACGATCACTGGATAGATTCTCTCAGATACGCAACCAGTCCATTGTCGATGAGAAGGGGGCACAGTGCATAAAATGTTAGATAGGTACTTTTCAGATAAAATAAATAAATTCTTAAGCGTCGGTTTAAAAATATATGGATCATCTGACATTAACGAAATCTTAAAAGTTGTAGAATATGAAGACATTATTGTGCGAGATACTTCTGTAAGATGGATGGATTTTAAAAGGTAGATTAAATGGGACTTATAACAACACTAAAAAGGTGGTTTAACATGATTTTTAAAAAACAAGCCGAAGAGGATTTCAATATCCAGGCAGCAGAGTTCCCAGAGATGGAATCGTTGATTAATAAATGTGCAAACATATATCGAGGCGTTCCATACTGGTTAGATGATAAAAATAACATCAAGACGATTAATTTTGCTAAATCTGTCTGCTCAGAAACAGCACGGCTCGCAACATTGGCGATTGGCATTCAGATAGATGGTTCTGCAAGGGCGGCATGGCTACAGAAGCAGATTGACAAGGTATATTTTCAAATCCGGCACTGGGTAGAATATGGATGTGCTTATGGAACGGTGTTCATTAAGCCGAACGGTGAGAGCCTTGACGTATTCACTCCGGCAGACGTGATGATCGTGGATTACGACAGTCAAGAAATCAAAGGAATTATATTCAAGGATTCTTATACTGTCGGAAGAAAATACTACACAAGGCTCGAATATCATAGATTTGTCGCGACCACCGTGGACGGAGTGACAACCTATCCGTATTATGTTTCAAACAGAGCTTATGTATCAAAATCTCCTCAAAGCATCGGAGACAAGATTGACCTCAAACAAACCAAGTGGGCTGATCTTATGGCAGATACACCGCCGATTCTCAAAGCAAACGATGAGAAACTGGATGGACCATTGTACGGAGTACTGCGGACACCGCAGGCTAACAATGTGGATATTAGCACGCCACTGGGACTTCCGATATTTGCGGAAGCTATAGAAGAATTAAAAGACCTGGACATTGCATACAGCCGAAATGCAAAAGAAATCCTTGATTCTAAGCGGACTGTTCTGGCAGATGACAGATTGTTGATGCCGAGTGGTTCACCTGTCTCCGCTATGACACCGCAGACCATGGAGCACAGATGCAAAGAAATGAGCTTGCCGGATTATGTGAAAAATGTATTCGGACAGGATGAAAAAGAGTTTTACCAGGAAATCAATCCAATTCTCAACACAGATACCCGTATAAGCGGCATAAATGCCCTTTTAAGCCAGTTGGGATATAAGATTGGATTCTCTAACGGGTACTTTGTTTTTAACGAATCTAGCGGCATTCAGACAGCTACAGGAGTAGAAGCGGAACAGCAGAGGACAGTGCAGTTCATTAAAGATGTGCGTGACAAACTGGAATCCTGTCTGGACGAAGTTATTTACGCATTGAACGTTTACGCTGATCTGTACGGACTTGCACCTGTTGGAGCCTATAAAGTAAATTATGACTTTGGCGATATTCTGTATGTGCGTGAAAACGACCGTGCAAGATGGTGGCAGTATGTGACCACTGGCAAGATTCCGTTCTGGTACTATCTGGTAAAATTTGAAGGATTTAGCGAAGAGGACGCGAAAGCTCTCGCAGAAGAAGCGAATAAGGAAAACAAAGCAAGTGGATTATTTGGGGATGAATAGCCTATGAAGATTAATAATCATGTTGGAAATGTACATATCAAATTCGATACAAAGCGGATTGATGGCAATTTGAAAGAAGCGCAAACGAAACTGAATATGCAGATTGTAGCGGACTGCGAGCCTTATGTACCTTTCCAGCAAGGAGCATTGAGAAGTAGCGTAAGATACCCGCAGGGAATTGACGGTGGCGAGATTGAATATAATACTCCTTACGCTCATTATCTGTACACGGGCGAGGTATATGGTCCGAATATTCCGCTCAAGGATGCACAAGGCAATATTATCGGATGGACATCTCCACCTAAAAAATCACCCACAGGAAGAAGATTACAATATCATACACCAGGGACGTCTGACCATTGGTTTGAGCGTGCTAAGCAGGAACATCTATCTGATTGGGTGAGGCTTGTAAAAGAAACGGCAGGTGGTAAATAATGCTTCCTCCAGAGTATTTCCACGGAAAAGAAAAAAAGATCCTTGCAATTTATCAAGAACTAGAAGATTTTATAATGACGGACATTTCCAGGCGTATTCTCCAGACTGGCGGTATGACCGCCACAGCTGATCGGCTCATTTGGAAGCTCACGCAAATAGGAGAAAGCAGAGTTGCCATTGAACAGAAACTGCAGAAGCTTACAAAAATGACACAGCCAGAGCTTAGACGGATTCTGCGAAATGCCGTGATGACTTCCTGGGACAATGATAAAGATATCCTTTTAGGGATTGATGAGAATATAAGTCCACCATTGGAGAATCCAGAAGTGATAGCGGTGATGGATGCAGAGTTTAAAAAGACATTGGGAGAGCTTAGCAACCTGAGCAGGACAACCATAAATCAATCTCAACGTGATCTAATTAATCTGCTGGACAAAGCCGAAATCCGTGTTGCTTCCGGTGTGCAATCCTACACCACTGCAATTTGTGATGTGTTGGACAATTATGCACAAAAAGGAATCATGGTGGATTATCCAACAAGCGGTGCAAAAAGAACCCTTGAAGCATCTGTGAGGTGTTGCGTGGTAACAAGTATGAATCAGACAGCGGCGCAGATCACTAATCAGTATATTGTGCAGGCAAAGACAAATTACGTCCTCGTATCAGCCCATCTGGGAGCCAGAACAGCACAGAAAAGACAGCCTCCTTGCGGAGATCATTCGTCCTGGCAAGGAAAGCCTTACTCAATAGTTGGATCAGAACCGGGGTATCCTAATCTTTTTGATAGTACCGGCTACGATATCAATCCGAACACTGGACAGGGGACTGTTCGGGATCTACATGGGCTTCATGGTTACAATTGCCGCCACAGTCACCAGCCATGGGCGAAAGGACTGAGGAATCCCTGGGCGGACGAGCACAAGATTGATTCTGAAGAGAATAAGAAAATCTACGAAGATACCCAGAAACAACGAGCAATGGAGCGTTCAATCAGAGCGACTAAACGCAAGCTGATAATGAAAAACGAAGAAATCAACTCAGACGATATACCAGACTCTGAAAAAGAAAAACTAAGGTCGGAATATGATCGAATGGCTTTTAAGCTGACTGAACAGAATAAGGCGTATAATAAATTCTGCCAGGATAACAATCTTGCAGCACAATATTACCGTAACAAGGTAGCAGATTTTGGATACAAGCAGCAGTCCAGGGCAAATGCAGGAGCAAAAAGATTTATGAGGGCAAAGTGAGGTAGATATGGAAAGATGGGTATATTTTAATCCGAATCCAGCCGGGAATCGTGTAGGTGACTGTGCTGTCCGGGCAATATGCAAGGCGTTAGAACTGGATTGGGAAACGGTATTTACAGGATTAATGGTATATGCTTGCTCGCTATCAGATATGCCAAGCGCTAATTATGTATGGGGATCATATTTGGCAAGGCATGGATATCACAGAAAGCTTGTGGAACAGTCAGAGAGGTATATTTATACAGTCAATGATTTCTGCGCAGATCATCCTACTGGTACATACATTCTTTGCATAGATGGCCATGTGGTGACGGTACAAGACGGCAAATATTATGATACATGGGATAGCGGTAATGAGGTCCCGGTATATTACTGGGAAAGGAGCTTATAAAAATGAGCATACAGGAATTTATCCAATTTTTTCTTTCAATTTGTGGAGGGGTATCAATTGTTGGAGGGGCAGCAGCTGTTATTTTTAAATGGATTGCTCCGGCATTCAGGCTTAATAAGCGAGTTGAGACACTGGAAGAACATGATAAGCGAGATTACGAGAGTCTTCAGAGGATTGCGGAACGTGATTCATTGATTTTGGAAGTGCTATCAACCATGCTAGATAGTCAGATCAGCGGCAACAATGTGGAAGAATTAAAAAAAACAAAACAGAAGCTTACAAATTATCTTGCACAGAATCAGCGTTAATTGCATTAATAAGAGGTATGCTCATGAAATTATATGTGTTCACAAAGAAAGATATAGACAGATTCTTAGTAGAGTGTAATTTCACGCCGGACGAAGAAAGATTGTTTCGGTTGAGATGTAAAGAATACACGCTTGAATACTGCGCTGAACAGATGAATGTGAGTATATCCACGGCGAAACGATTGAGCCGGAGAGTAAACAATAAAATAATTAAAGTGTGCTGATACTTTTTGGATACTAATTAGAGCCAGAAACGACCTGTTTCCGGTTCTTTTTTTATGCAAAAATATAATCAGAAAGGCGGTGTATAAGATGGCATTATATAACAATCCTTATCAATATAGTTTTGGCGTTCCTGGGCAGATGAACCAGTTCCAGCAACAGCCTGTCCAGATTCCAGCTCAACCAGTACAACAGCAGCAGAACAATAATGGCATTCTTTGGGTATCTGGTGAAGTCGGAGCAAAATCCTATCTGGTAGCACCCGGGACAAGCGTTTTACTGATGGACAGTGAGAGCGAAAAGTTCTACATAAAATCTACAGACGTTTCTGGTATGCCGCAGCCATTACGGACGTTTGAGTATCATGAAATAGGCACTCAGATGCCACCTAAACAGCATGCTCAGAACATGGACAATAAATATGTCACCAGACAGGAATATGACGATTTAAAGGGCAAATACGAAGCTATCATAAACCGATTAAATTCATTTCCTGAACCTGTTAGGGCTAATACCGTGCAGGAGTCAGCAATCAAGGGAGGAAATGCAGATGAGTAATCCATTATTTAACGCCCTTGGCGGCGGGATACCGCAGGGAAACGGACCAATGCAGATGATGCAGCAATTCATGCAGTTCAAACAGAATTTTAAGGGAGATCCGAAAGCGGAAGTCGAGAAAATGTTGCAGTCGGGAAGGATTTCACAGCAACAGCTTAATCAGGTTCAGCAGATGGCAGGGCAGTTTCAGAATCTGCTGAAGAATATGAAATAGTACATTACAATCTGGCCAGATTGATGTAAATACACAAAAAGGAGATTATATTATGGATGGAAATTATAGCTTATCAGATATTGCCGCTGCTACTGGAAACGGTAGAAATAATGACGGCATGTTTGGTGGAGACGGTAGCTGGTGGATTATTGTTTTATTCATTTTTGCTTTCTTCGGATGGGGAAACAACGGATGGGGCAATAACGGCAATGGCGGCGGATATGCAGCCACAGCAGCTACTCAGGCAGATATTCAGAGAGGATTCGACAATTCTGCAGTGATCAGCAAGCTTGACGGAATCAACAGTGGTCTCTGTGATGGCTTCTATGCTATGAATAATGGTATGCTTACCGGGTTCAATGGAATCAACACAAACATCATGCAGACCGGTTTTGGCATCCAGCAGGCAATCAATGCTGACACTGTAGCGAATATGCAGAATACCAATGCACTCCAGGCGCAGCTTGCAAACTGCTGCTGCGAAACCAGAGAAGCAATCCAGGGCGTGAACTACAACATGGCACAGAATACCTGTGCATTGCAGAACACCATGAACAGCAACACAAGAGACATTATTGACAGCCAGAACGCTGGGACAAGAGCCATTCTTGACTATCTTTGCAATGAAAAGATTTCTAACCTGCAGGCTGAAAACAATGACCTCAGACGTGCTGCATCTCAGGATCGCCAGAGTGCATTGCTTACAACTGCAATGGCTTCACAGACACAGCAGCTTATTAATGCGATCAATCCAGCACCGATCCCGGCATATCAGGTTCCAAACCCGAACACATATTACGGATGCGGATGCAACACTGGATGTAATTGCTGATAACTTCATATCGAGAGTATCTTTCGATTGATTTCGGATGTCGGCTTATGCCGTATTACACAGAGGGGCAGGCTGAGACCTGTCCTTTTGTGATATGAAAGGAGTATTTTTATGGCAGAATTTACAAATGTAGCTGCTCAGACTGTAGCAGCAAATGGAAACGTAGTATTTTCAAACACAGCAGTCAAAGGTTCTAACTGTATTCAACACAGAGAGGGAAGCGGAATTATAACTTTAAGAGGACTGACTAATCAGTGCAAAGCGAGATTCTTTGTGGATTTTTCTGGTAATATCGCAATTCCAACAGGCGGTACTGTCGGAGCTATTTCTCTGGCTATTGCAATCTCTGGTGAGCCGGTTCTTTCTTCTCAGATGATTTCCACACCGGCAGCAGTAGACCAGTACAATAATGTGTCCTCTGGCATCTATATTGATGTACCTCGTGGATGTTGCGTTAATGTTGCAGTAGAGAACACAAGCGATCAGGCTGTTTCTGTTGCGAACGCAAATATTGTCGTGACTAGAGAAGCGTAGGAGGTGCAGTTATGAGAGATATTAAAGACTTATGCGCAAGAATCGAAGATGAACTTTCCAAAATTGCTGATAGTGGGCTGACTACCGGAAATCTGGAAATGACATACAAACTGATTGATATGTACAAAGATATAAAAAACACGCAGTACTGGGATAAAAAAGCTGAGTATTATAACGCTGTTCTTGACGAGATGAAAAGCGGATATGGTGATCAGTACAGCGAACGTGGGCGCAAGCGTGACAGCATGGGGAGATACAGCCGCAGTGATGGAAGAATGATGTACCCAGATTATGATCGTGGCAGCTCTTACGGTGATGAAAGTCACGACTACGGAGCCGGAAGAAGAAATTACAGCCGATCTGATGGACGAGATAGTTACAGTGACTATATGACACAGAAACAGAATTATCGTTCTGGAAAGTCTGAGGACTGCAAGAGGAAGATGCTTGCCGCTCTGGAAGAACATCTTGACGAACTTACTACAGAAATGAGCGATATGTCCAAGGATGCAGAGTGCCGGGAAGAGCGTGATCTTGTTAAAAGATACGTTGAAAAACTGAGAAGTATGCTTTGACTCTTGCAAATGTGGGGACAACTTTTTAAAAAAAATGTGATACTATAATCTTGCAAGGCATGGTGAACCTTGTAGGGCTTGCTGATTAGAAGTTTTTGCTTTCTTTTTCGTTTCATGTCCTCCTTTCTTTGTGAATATGTCCTTAAGAGAAACAGATTCGAGCGGAATCTGGAGGTTGAAAAGCGGATGCAATTTCCGGCATATTCATTAGCCGGTTTGACTGACTGGTAACACCTCTTTGTAAATGAAACAACATCTCCGTGAAAGTCGGATAGTGGCAGGCATAACACGATAAATACCTTGCTAACCCGGGAATCCGGGTTATATGGAATGTAGCTCAGTGGTAGAGCAGCTTACATATAGCGTGCCAGAGGTTCGATTCCTTTCATTCCATTATAGGTTTATCCTTATCCTGTGGACTGGAATTTAATTCAAATAGTCCCGAAAAGGTGTCTTCTGGGAAAGTTACGGCGGACTGTAAATCCGTCCCCTCGTGGTAAACATTATAGGTTCAATTCCTATCTTTCCCATGATTCAACATGTTGAAAAGGTTAACGCTTATCCTGTTAACTGCTGGGCGGTTCGAAAAGCGCAGTGAAATATAGCGCAGTTGGTAGAGCAACATCCGCATAGGGTGCGTGTCGGCGGTTCGATTCCGCCTATTTCATTACCTTGCCAGTGGTCTAACTGGCTTAATCCATTTACCTGCGGCGGCAGGTCAATAAACACGACCAGGAGGATATATATGCAGAAACTTATTGACACATTAAAATCATTTGGAATTGAAATCCCGGAGGATAAACAAGCAGATGTGAAAAAGGCGCTTTCTGAGCATTATAAGAACGCCAAGGAAGTTGCAAAAACTCTGTTAAAAGTTGAGGGAGAACGAGATAACTGGAAAGAACGTGCCGAGACAGCAGAGGAAACCTTGAAAGGGTTTGACGGTATCGACCCGGCGAACATTCAGACAGAGCTTGCTGGATGGAAGAAGAAGGCTGAGGACGCAGAGAAAGAATTCAATGCGAAGATCTATGACCGCGATTTCTCAGACGCACTTAAAACAGCACTTGATGATGTTAAATTTTCCAGTGAGGCTGCAAAGAAGTCTGTTATGGCAGACATCAAAGAAGCAGGCCTTAAGCTGAAAGACGGTAAAATCCTTGGATTAAATGACCTGATCGAGCAAATGAAACAGTCTGACGCATCCACTTTTGTGGATGAATCTCAGCAGCAGGCCCAGCAGAACCAGGCAAGATTTACCACTCACGTTGGACAGCAGCAGACACCGGGAAGCATGACTAAAAAAGATATCGAAGCGATCAAAGACCCGTCCGAGAGACAGGCTGCAATTGCTCAGAATATCCAGTTATTCCAGTGATTTTTTACACCGACTATACACCAGAGTATAGCCGCTAACCCAATACCTTAACAATTATGGGTAGAAAGGATCTTTATATGGCAGCAAAAGCTAATCTTATTATGAGTAATGATATTCAGGTCACAGCACGTGAGATTGATTTCGTCACCAGATTTGAAAGAAACTGGCAGCACTTACGTGATATCCTGGGTATCATGAGACCTATCAAAAAACAGCCGGGTGCTGTACTCAAGTCCAAATATGCAGAGGGTACTTTGCAGAGTGGAAAAGTGGCAGAGGGTGAGGAAATCCCTTACAGCAAATTCGTTGTAAAAGAAAAACCCTATGCGGAAATGACTATCGAGAAGTACGCAAAGGCTGTATCTATCGAAGCGATTAAGGATCACGGTTACGAGAACGCTGTTCAGATGACCGATGATGAATTCCTTTTCCAGCTTCAGACTGATGTTACCGGCAGATTTTACGACTATCTGAAAACTGGTACGCTTACTTCCACAGAAACAACATTCCAGATGGCTCTGGCAATGGCTAAAGGCCGTGTAGAGAACAAATTCAAACAGATGCACAGAAATGTGACTGGCGTTGTTGGATTTGTGAACATTCTGGACGTATATGAATACCTCGGAGCAGCTGAGATTTCTATTCAGAACCAGTTCGGATTTCAGTATATGAAAGATTTCATGGGATTCAATACTATCTTCCTGTTATCTGACAGTGAGATCCCACGTGGACAGGTTATTGCTACTCCTGTTGAGAACATTGTTCTGTATTATGTAGACCCGAACGAATCTGACTTTGCAAGAGCAGGACTTGTATACACTGTATCTGGCGAGACAAACCTGATCGGATTCCATACACAGGGCAACTACCACACAGCAGTGTCCGAAGCGTTTGCAGTTATGGGACTTACTCTTTTTGCGGAGTACATTGATGCAATTGCAGTAATCACCATTGATGAGACACCAGTGCTTGGTACTCTGACAGTAAATTCCACGGCTGGAACAGCAACCGGAAAAACAAAAATTACCGTAAAACCAGATAAAGAAAATGTCAACAACGTATATAAATACAAAGTTACATCAAACGCAGTAACTGTTGAGTATGGACAGAACCTCAGGAACTGGACTACATGGGGCGGAGAAGGTGAAATTGGGGCAGCAACCGGACAGAAGATCACAGTGGTTGAGTGTGATGGAACATACAAGGCACTGAATGCCGGAAGTGCGAGCGTAACAGCAAAATAATAAACGCGGGAGGTAACTGGCATGGCTTATGCAGATTATGAATTTTATAAAACTTCATATTTTGGTTCAGTCGTGCCAGGGACTGACTTCCCACGACTGGCAGAAAGAGCCAGTGATTTTGTGGATACAATAACGTTTGACAGGCTTGTGGACGGACTGCCAACGAACGAACGTTCTCAGAAGCGTATTAAAAAGGCGGTCTGTTCATTGGCTGAATTAATGTATCAGATTGAACTTGCTGAGAAGAATGCTATTAATCAGGCGTCAGCAAGTGCAACCGACATAAATGTCGGGAACATCTCAACAGGCATTGTAACATCTGTATCTTCTGGCAGTGAATCCATTTCTTACGCCACACCTCAGCAGATCGGGGCAAGTGCAAAAGAGTGGAGTGCAGTGTATGCCGCCGCCGGAGATGTACAGAAAACGAATGATTTACTCTTAAAGACAGCTTTACCGCTTCTGATGGGAGTAAGGACGGATGATGGAATACCAATTTTATATGCGGGGGTGTGATTATATGGACATTTCAACATTAGGCTCATGCATAGCAATCGTTATGATTTGCTACATCGTAGGAATGGGCTGCAAAGCATCAAGAAGAATCTCTGATGAATGGATTCCAGTAATCATGGCGGTTATTGGCGGAATTCTTGGAGCTGTCGGAATGGGAGTTATCCCGGATTTCCCGGCAACGGACTATATAACGGCAGTTGCGGTTGGTATGTTTAACGGATTGTCAGCAACCGGAGTAAATCAGGTTATTAAGCAGACAGTACAGAAAGAATGATTAAGGAGAGAGTATCATGTATAGCAAAACTGTGACGATTTTTGATTATTATGAATCAGCCACGACAGGAGATGCGTACTGGTATCCTCATGTTTTATCTGGCGTTGACCTGATTACGGACAAAGGAGCAATCCTTAAAAAGTACGGGCCAGACGCAACTGACAACGCACAGTTACACATCCGATATACCGTCCAGAACGGCGATATAACCATTACTGACAAAGACGGCAAGATTCTTCCATGGGTGCCGCCTAAAGAGTGGAAAAGGCAGATTAACAACGCTCTGGAGGACACTATTACATTCTCGGATGAATCATTCTTCTGGGAGGGTGAGTGGACTGGCGGAACGGTAATTGACAGTGATTACCGAAACGGATTCTACCAGTACATGAATGAGAACAAGGACAACGTGTTTAAGATTACCAGTGTAGGCGGTCCGTATACGCTGATTCCACACTTTGAGATTCTGGGTAAGTAATATGAGTAAAATTCATCATTTCAAAGGATTCTCCGTAGTCGATGGAGATATGAAAATCAAACTAAATATGGACAGGTTCTCCAGACAGTATCAAGAAGCCCAGTATCTCCTTGATGGGATGGTTATGGACAGTATGGTACCGTTTATGCCGATGATTTCAGGAGATTTCATTAACGAGACAAGGGCAAAAAGTTCATCTATGCAAGGCACAGGATTTGTTTGTGCGGCGGCGGCACCTTACGGTAGATTCCTCTATATGGGAAAAACGATGGTGGATGAACTGACTGGAAGTCCTTATGCTCGACAGTACGCAAAGAAAGTTCTTGTTAGTCAGTTTTCTGGTCAGACAGCTGCAAAGGAAAATCTTGAATACACCAAACAAGCTCACCCACAGGCGCAGGCAAAGTGGTTTGATGCTGCTAAACGACAATACGGTAGCACATGGATTCGTAAAGTAAAAGCACAGGCAGGAGGTGGCAGACATGGCGGATAAACCTATCGGAAAAGATGCAACTGGATATGAGATTCTGACAGATGCCATGAAAGCACTTTTGAACCAGTATCCAGGGCTATACGAAAATGAAACAATCAAATTTGAGGAACTCGGTAAAGAATCCGGAATCGCTTTCTCAGCAGACAACGGAGCTTTAGTCTATTCGGAAAAAGAAGATGTATGTGGAGTAATGCATCAGGTATGCCAGTACCCATTTTATGTAGTGTACCGAACAGCATCCGACAAAGAACGGCAGAAGTTATCTGTTCAGAAGTTTCTGGACAATCTCGGTAAATGGATATGTCGAGAACCAGTTATTATAAATGGCTCTGAGACACACTTAAATGCGTTTCCTAAGCTTTCGCAAGGAAGAGTAATAAAACGTATCACTCGTGACAACTCTTATGGTTTAGAACCACAGGAGAGCGGTGTGCAGGATTGGCTATTGCCATTATCAGTACGCTACGAAAATAATTACGAAGTAATATAACAAGTAACAACCGGCTATCAATCGGAGATAGTCGCTAACCTACACAGCCTTTAAAAGTTATAGGCAGAAAGGACATTTCTATGCCAGTTACAGGAAAAATTGATCGTAAATATATGGCTCATTACATTGATTCTGGTTCTCTTTGTGGAGGACTGACACCAAAATATGAGCGTCTCGGAAAAGATCTGGAAGAGTACAATATCGACCTCAATCCAGATACTGAAACATCTAAAAACATTCTCGGAGAATCCACATTTAAGCACAATGGCTACGAAGCTTCTTCTGATGCTGATCCATTCTATGCAGATGTCACATCAGACCTGTTCGAAAAGCTTCAGCAGATCGTTGATGAACGTCTTAAAGACGATAATTTGAAAACAAGTGCAGTTGAAGTACATCTCTGGAAAGAAGCAACAGCCGGTAAATACGAAGCATACAAGCAGGATTGTCATGTTGTGCCGACTTCCTACGGCGGTGATACATCCGGCTATCAGATTCCGTTCACAGTTAATTACGTTGGAGAGCGCGTCAAAGGTAAATTTGACATTACTTCCGGCTCATTTACAGCTGACAGCGAATAATCTTTAGGAGGGCGTAGAAAATGGCAAAGACAATTAACACAAATATTGATGATGGAATTCTTAATTTCACATTCACGAATAACGAAGACGAAGTTTTTTCTTCTTTCAAGCTTAATCCAACCGATATCAATGTCGTAGCACGTGCGGAAGAAGTAATAGAATACTTTAAACAGTTCGAAGATTCTATTCAGAAAGCCACATCAGGTAAAGAAATGGCGGAGCTGAACAAACAGATCGAAGACAAAATCAACTATCTACTCGGATATGAAGCGTCCAGAGACCTGTTCAAAGAGCCAATCACAGCAACTACTGTATTTGGAAATGGTCAGATTTTCGCTTACATTGTTCTGGATAAGATTGCAGAAACAATTGCACCGGTAATTGAAAAGAGAAAGAAGAAAATGCAGGCAGCAGCTAATAAGTACACGGAGAAGTATATAAAATGACCGCCTATGAGTTACCCACCTCACTAAAAATCGGTGAGGTGGATTTTTCTATCAGAACAGATTTTCGCGCGATTATTGACATTCTAATTGCCATGAACGACCCGGAATTAGACGAGCAGGCAAAAGCAGTTGTTATGTTGCAGATTCTGTTCGAGGATTGGCAGAGTATACCGCCGGAACACTTATCTGAAGCTTGTCAGAAAGCTTGTGAGTTTATTGATTGTGGTCAAGTTGACGATAGTCCGAATAAGCCTAAACCACGTTTGATGGACTGGGAACAGGATGGAGACATGATTGTTCCAGCAGTAAACAAGGTTGCTGGTAAAGAAATCAGAGCAGTGCCATACATGCACTGGTGGACGTTTTTCGGATACTTTATGGAATCCGGTGAATGCTTATTTAATACGGTCGTTGGAATCCGTTCAAAAAAAGCAAAGGGTGAAAAGCTCGATAAATGGGAAAAGAAATTCTATCAGGAGAATAAGAACATTATTGATATAAAAACACGTCTCAGCGATGAGGAGCAAGCTTATAAAGATAAGCTGAATGAGATGTTGAACCTCAAATAGTTAGGAGGTGGACACATGGCTGCTGATGGCTCAGTCATTATTGATACCAGAATGGACACATCAGGCGTGCAAAACGGCGTATCAGCAATCAGACAGTCTTTTAACGGACTTGGCAGCGTAGTAAAAAAAATAGGCGTATTGATTGGCGGAGCATTTGCAATTGGGAAACTGGCCCAGTTTGGGAAAGAGTGCGTAGAACTTGGTTCTAATCTGTCAGAAGTGCAGAACGTGGTCGATGTCACATTTACCACCATGTCGGATAAGGTTAATGAATTCGCAAAGAACGCTATGACCTCAGCCGGGCTGTCAGAGACGATGGCAAAACAATATGTTGGTACGTTCGGAGCAATGTCTAAGTCGTTCGGATTCTCAGAGCAGCAGGCTTACGATATGTCAACGGCTCTGACACAGCTAACTGGTGATGTGGCATCATTTTATAACATCAGTCAAGACTTGGCTTATATTAAGCTGAAATCAGTGTTTACGGGAGAAACGGAAACACTCAAGGACCTCGGCGTGGTAATGACCCAGTCAGCACTAGACCAGTACGCACTGGCAAACGGCTATGGAAAAACCACATCCGCCATGACCGAGCAGGAGAAAGTAGCTCTGCGTCTGGCTTTTGTGCAGAAACAGTTGTCTGCTGCATCTGGTGACTTTATTCGTACTTCTGACAGCTGGGCGAACCAGGTGCGAGTGATGCAGTTACAGCTGCAATCTCTCAAAGCAACAGTCGGACAGGGATTAATCAACCTCTTTACTCCTGTTCTGAAAGTTATCAATATCTTACTCGGTAAGTTAGCAACTCTGGCAAATGCCTTCAAGTCATTTACGGAGTTAATCACCGGAAAGAAGTCTTCTGGACAAACAGGCGCGAGTGGCGCAGGCCTTGCCGGAACGGATGCAATAGCCGACACAGCCGATCAATACGGAGAAGCTGCCGATAATGCTGAAAAGCTGGCAGGCGCAACAAATGACACAGCGGATACAACTAAGAAAGCCACTAAGGCAGCAAAGGGATATCTTAGTCCTTTAGATGAAATAAATAATTATTCAACGGACAAAAGTACGGATTCATCTTCAAAAGCACCGAGCGCAACTGGCGGCCTTTTAGATCAAATGAAAGATGTTGTGCAAAATGTTGATTACGGAAAGTTGGCAGAGGGCGAGACAGTTCTTGATAAAATGTCAAAACCGCTAAAAAAGATAATCGACAGATTTAAACAGCTGGCTAAGTTAATTGCAAAAGGATTCTGGGATGGATTAGGAGATTACGAGCCGATTTTTGACGGAATAAAAAAGGATCTTGATTCCATATGGAAATCTTTAAAGGATATCTTCACTGATCCAGAAGTTGTTAAGGCGGCAAATAAGTTCTTAGATTCATTTGCATATGCAATTGGACAAGTTGCTGGCTCATTTGCCAGAATCGGATTGACAATTGCGCAAAACATTATAGGCGGAATTGAAAAATTTTTAAAGCAGAACACGCAAAGAATAAAGAACTATCTGATAGATATGTTCAACATCGGTGCTGAAATTTCACAAATCGCAGGAAATCTTGCAGTTGCTTTCGCAGATGTTTTCTCAGTTTTTGGTGGAGAAACCGCGCAGCAGATCACAGCAGATTTAATTGGGATTTTTGCTGAAATTGGAATGACCGTCACAGAAACGGCTGCAAAACTTGGCAGAGATATCCTTAACATGATTGCACAGCCTTTTATCGACAACAAGGACATTTTAAAGTCAGCAATCGAGGGTAGCCTCGGAGTAATAGAAACCGTAACAAGTGGGGTCTTAACAGTTGTTCAAAACCTTAGTGACGCAGTATCAAGATTATACGATGAACATGTAAAACCGTTCTTTGATTCTATAGCAGACGGACTATCAAGTATACTTGAAACTCTAATAACTGGATATAACACATACATTCTTCCAGTGCTACAAGGACTGGCGGAACAAATCAAAGGGCTGTTAGAGGGACCGTTGGGGGATGCTATCCTAAAAATAGAAGCATTTCTCGGTAAGCTCATTGATTCTCTGAAGCTTCTGTGGGAATCGGTATTAGTACCTTTAATCAACTGGATAATTGCGAATTTGCTTCCGGTTGTGGCAAAGATAATTGACGTTGTAGGAACCACAGCAATAAAAGTTATAAAATCATTGATTAAAATAATTGGTGATGTAGCAGATACACTGAGCGGAATTATTGACTTTCTTGTGGGAGTTTTTACAGGAGATTGGGAGCTTGCTTGGCAGGGAATAAAAGAGATTGCGGATGGAGCATGGAGTCTTATTAAGGATATTGTAACTGGCACATGGGACGCAATTAAAGCCGTAACAAAAGGCGCGTTGAGCATAATTAAGAGCATTATCAATGTTACTTGGAATGCGATTAAAGCAGTAACATCAACGGTTTGGAATGCGATTAAAAAGACCCTTTTTAGCATTTTAAATTCTATTAAATCTACAGTCGGCACAGTAGTTAATGCAATCAGGGCTAAGGTTACACATACATGGAAGAGCACGTGGAGTGAGGCAACTCAAACATTGAAGAATGCCGCCACGTTTATATTTGCCAAAGTAGGAGCAATAAAAAATACTATCACTAATAAGTTTAATGCTGCCAGAGATGCAGTCAAATCTGCATTTGAAGGCATTGTGAATTTTATTAAAAGGCCGATTAATCAGGCAATCAGCATTGTTAATAATGCAGTTGGGATGATTAATAATGCAATTGGCGGAATTGAATCTGCATTTTCCTTTGGACCCTGGACTGTTCCAACACCGTTTGGCTCAAAGACTATCGGATTTCATGCAACATTTCCGCGTATCGGAACTATCCCGTATCTGGCCAGTGGTGCAGTTATTCCACCAAGGTCAGAATTCCTTGCGGTATTAGGAGATCAAAAGAAAGGAAATAACCTGGAAGCACCGGAAAGCTTATTACGGCAGATCGTCCGGGAAGAGTCAGGAAAAGGGCAGGGAGATGGAAATACCTACAATGTTACAGTTAATGCATCTGGCAGAAAACTGTTAGATATTATTATCAGTGAAGCTGAAATGAGAAGAAACCGGAACGGGAAGAACCCATTTGAGTTAGCATAAGGAGAAGAATATGGCGCAGGAACAGTTTAAAATAGACAATGTTGTTATAAGAGCACCGGACAGTTATAAGCCGGTGTTCGCAACCACTTCTACGGAAGACTCTAAAAGAAGTCAGGATTTGATTATGCATAATACACCAATGGGGACAATTGGCGGGTATGACATGCAATGGGGTGAACTTACGTGGGCTGAAATAGCAACCATACTAAATACTGTACTTAACAAAAGTCAATTCACATTCCACCACAAAGACCCAACTATTCCGGGAAGATGGGTAGACAGAACATTCTACGCATCAAATTTCAACATGGCTGCGCAAACTCTGAAAGATGGGGAAGAAAAGTGGACGGATTTGTCTATTAATGTAAGGAGGATTGAGCCGATTTGATAAATGTATCTACTCAGTTAAAAAAAGAATCTCTTATAAACAGAAATTATTACGTGACAGCAAATGTTACATTGTCAAATGGTACAACTCTTAAATTAGGCAAAAAAGACTTTTACTTGTCTGGAAATAGTCTCGTAGATTCAGCAGATTCTGGGGACTTCCCAGTGGGCGTGGCAATCGAAAAAACGGCAAGCTTATCATTAGTAAATGATGACGGGCACTTTGACGGATATAATTTTAATGCCGCAAGGTTTGTTATCTTTCTCAATGTGCAGTTATCCGACAGGATAGAAACTATAAAGAGAGGTACTTATATTGTATCGAAAAAGCCTGCAACAGCGAGTGAAATAAGTCTTTCTCTCTTAGATAAAATGCACAACGCCGATAAGACATATGATTCTAACCTGTCTTTTCCTTGTACAGTCAAAGAGCTGCTCTCAGAATGCTGTCAGCAATGTGGAATCACTCTTGGAGATGCAATGTTTCCAAATGCGGACTTTCAGATTCAGAAAGCGCCATCTAATGCGACATACCGTACAGTAATCGGAATGTGTGCCGGGATAGCTGGTGGAAATGCAAGAATCGACGAAAATGACTTACTTAGGATTATTACGTTTGATAAGACATTTACCAATACGACTATTTACGATGGTGGAGCAGTAAAAAATTGGACAGGTGGCGATAATCTGGATGGCGGCACGCTTAAACCGTGGACGACAGGGACTGTAATTGATGGTGGTACGTTAAGTAATAATGATTATCACGCGTTATTTTCAATCCAGAATCTACAATATGACGTAGACGATGTTATTGTAACAGGCGTCAAATATGTAGAAGATGAAACCGAATATATGTCGGGTCAGGACGGCTATGTAATTACTATTGATAACCAGCTGCTGTCAGGAAATGCGCAGGCAGGCGTTGAAGCTATTGGAAAACAATTAATCGGTTTGCGAATGCGTCCTTTTTCATGTGATGGAATTGCCAACGGATACGCCACTTTCGGCGATTCAGTCGAATTTATCGACACTAAAAATCGTGTTTTTAGATCATTTGCAACTAATGTAGAATTTGTGTTCGGTGGCTCAACAACATGGAGCTGTAGTGCAAAGAGTGCCGAAGAAGATGTAAGTGAGTTTATTGGTGGTCAGCAAGCAGCGGTAGAGCAGTCAAAAAAAGATATAGAGAAGAAACTATCTGCCTATGACGTAAAGCTCAAACAAATGAACGAGCTTGCAGCGAACACGCTGGGTTTCTTCTATACAGAGGAAGTACAAGAAGATGGTTCCGTAATTACGTACCGGCATGATAAGTCTACACTTGCTGATTCTAAAGTAATCTATAAGACAAGTGCCGATGGATTCTTCTTGTCAGTGGACGGAGGCCAGACTTGGAAAGCGGGCTTTGACAGTAATGGGGATGCTGTCCTGAATATTCTTTACGCCATTGGCATTCAATCAGAGTGGATTAATACAAGAGGTTTCACAGCGAAAGACAATAACGGGAATACGACATTAAGAATAGATGCTGACACGGGTGCTGTTACGTTAGAAGTTGAAAGCTTTACCCTGAAAAGCAGAACTATTGAACAAATTGCCAAGGATGTTGTGGATGAGACAGTTCAAAGCAATGTGACTATCCCGAACTATTATGGCACGTATACACCAACATTGCAGAACTATCCGGCATCTGAGTGGAAAAGTGAAGAATATAAAAAGCATGACGGCTCGATTTTCATGAACTTCTCTACAAGCCAGGTATATATGTTTTCTGGGACTGATGGCGCTTGGCGGGAACTGGATGCTGAAAAAATTGTCAATTTTGAAAGAGTTTTTAACGCTTTAACGGATAGCGGTAAGCAAGAGGGAATTTATATGCAGAACGGACATCTGTATATAAATGCTTCCTATATTAAGTCTGGCCAGATTTCAGCCGATTTGATTAGCTTGAAAAACATTAATGTTACAAACAGTTCTGGAATATCAACATTTGCGATTGATAACTACGGAAATGTTACGCTCAGACCTAACACATTCGCGTTAACAAACGGTGATACAATATATAGCGTTGCTGAAGATAAAGCTTCGACAGCACTATCTAATGCAAATCGCTATACAGACAAGGCACTTAGTGATCTCGACATAGGAAAAATGTCTAAACAAGAGATTATTGATGTGCTAAGCGATAACAGTAGTAATAAAGGTCTGTATCTATCAAATGGCAATGTGTACATGAATGCCGATTATATTAACACAGGCGAATTAGCAGGATGGAAAGTTGGAATTAAAAAGCTTTCAGCAAGTGGCACGTATGGAGAAGTAATACTAGATGCTTCAACTGGAGAGATCTATTCAGAGACGAATACAGGAGTATATGTGCCGGGGTACGGGACGTTGTATGGAACGCGAATCAGAGGAATCAATCTTTATACAGGAACCGTACACGCAAGCTCAGCCTCGTTTAATACTAGCGTTTCGGCGAGCAGCGTTTCAGCGAGCAGTGTTTCAGCATCAGGAAAAGTTAAAGCAGGCACACACGTAGAAGCCAGTGGTCATTTCTATAGCATCGGAACGGGAACGGACCTTGCAGATGCTTCTATCAGAGGGAAGTTGAAAGTAAGCGGGACAAAATCAAGATCAGTTTCGACGGTAGACTATGATGAGCAACTCTTTTACTGCTATGAAATGTCAACCCCATTCTTTGGAGATATCGGTGAATCTGTAATATCGGATGACGGGACTTGTATGATTGACATAGATGATATCTTTCAGGAATCTGCGAATGTCGGCATTAAATATTATGTGTTCTTGCAAAGAGAAGGAGAGGGCGACTGCTGGATAGCTGAGAAAGAGCAGAATTATTTTGTTGTAAAAGGAACTCCGGGACTTAAATTTTCGTTCGAAATCAAAGCAAGACAAGCTGAATATGAGCATATGCGATTTACTGACCCGGGAGATACGGCTTATACAGACGCAAGAGATATAGAAATCTCGGAACCAGATTATGAATCAGAAGAAACAGAGGTCTCGGAACCAGATTATGAATCAGAACTTACTAACGACAGATTAAGCATTATCAATCAGATGGAGGTAATATCATGAAGAAGATTTTAACAAGTTTTATGAATCTTAGCACTGGAGAAGGAAGTCGAATTGCTTATACCTATTCAGAAGTAGACGAAAGCACAGGAAGTATCATCAGTCAGAACAATAAAGGCAATTTTCTCGTGATGGATGACAGCGTGCAGAAAAATCTTGATTCTGTAAAGAATTACATAAGGAATAATTTCCTTTTATAAGGAGGTAAGTCTAATATGGCCGATACATATACAATACAATTCCGGCGCGGTATGTACGCCGATTTTGATACGTCGAAAATTCGCCCCGGAGAGCCTGTTGCGATTCTTGGCAATGACCCGTCCGTTCCATCTGGCAAAGCCTTATACATTGCATTTGCGGCTAATGATGTAAGACGATTGTGTTCCATTGAGGATATTTCAGAGATGGTCAATGCCGGAGAATTTGTTGGCCCGCAGGGTCCAAAAGGCGAAAAAGGAGATAAAGGAGAGAAAGGCGCAGAGGGTCCTGCTGGCCCGCAGGGTCCCAAAGGTGAAAAAGGAGATAAGGGCGATCCGGGAGAAAGGGGCGCGGATGGCACCGTAGCATTTGAATCGCTAACACCTGAGCAGAAAGAATCACTAAGAGGTATCTCTGTCACAGCGGTCAGTATCGACGTAGATGGAAATTTGACAATAACATTTTCAGATGGTGATAGCGAAAATGTTGGGAATGTTATAGGGCCTCAAGGAGTGCCGGGTCCAAAAGGTGATAAAGGAGATGTTGGCCCAGTTGGTCCGCAAGGTCCACAAGGAGAAAAGGGCGAACAAGGAAATGACGGAACATCTCTCAATATTCTTGGTACAAAAGAATCTGAGGCAGACCTCCCCTTGAGCGCAGAGAAGAACGACGCGTATTTAATAAATGGAGAAATGTGGGTTTTTGACGGCACAAATTGGAACAATGCCGGCAAGATTCAAGGGCCACAAGGACCGCAGGGACCAATTGGTCCACAAGGCCCAAAGGGTGACCCGGGACCGCAAGGCGTAAAAGGAGACCCTGGAAAAAAAGGAGAGCAGGGGGCACAAGGTCTAAAAGGCGATACCGGGCCGCAAGGCGAGCAAGGCCCAGTTGGTCCAAAAGGCGAGCAAGGAGATACTGGTGCGCGAGGAATCACATTCACTCCTGTTGTAGACAGCAAAGGGAATATAAGTTGGAGTAATGACGGAGGGCTTAAAAACCCCCAGACAGTAAATATTACCGGGCCACAAGGCGATACGGGCGCAAAAGGAGATACTGGGCCGCGAGGAGAAAAGGGAGAGGCTGGGGATGCCGGGCCTAAAGGAGACAAGGGCACTACATTCGTCCCAAGTGTGGACACCGATGGAAATATAAGCTGGAGCAACACAGATGGAATCACCAATCCCGAAACAGTCAACATAAAAGGGCCAAAAGGAGACAGGGGAAGTGATGCGACTGTCCCGATTGCTACAACTGAAACTCTTGGCAAGGTTAAGCCCGACGGTAAGACAACATTCATAGACGAAGACGGAACACTCCACGCAAAAGGCGGAGGCGTGACCGTTACCCCTAAACCCGTAAACAACCCAACAATTAAAAATGCAAACACATCTGTCACAATTAAATGGCAAGACCCTGAAAACACGGTAATCAGTGGCTCAACATTTTCTACATGGGCTGGCACAAAACTTGTAATGAAAGAAACGGGCTATCCTGCAAATCCAGATGACGGAACGCTTGTGGTTGATAATACGGTTCGAGATAAATACAAAACCACAGGCTATACAGTCACAGGGTTAACAAGCGACAAACAATATTACTTCGTGCTGTTCCCATACAACACTGATGGCGTATACAACTACGATACAGGAAACAGACTTCTCGGTGAACCAGGGGAATTGAAGATTGTCACATTCGCTGACGGAACGGATGCTGAAATAGCAAGGATGATTAAAGCGCACTACGCAGGTAAAATCAATATTGGCGAATATTGGGCGGTTGGCGACAAGAGAACCATCCATCACAATGCTATGGATGCAACAGGCGTGAGTGAGTCACACAAAGCAAATGATTATGCTTATGTGATCATCGGAATTGAACATGACGACTTGGTAACTGCTATCAATGGCAAGGCCAAAGCCGCTATTACAATTCAGACGGAACGCCTGCTGTATTTAGACACTACGACAGAATATAACAATTCTCTCAATGCATCTCATGAATGTGGTTATATGAATAGCTCAGATATGAATAGCGGCGGTTGGGAAGGTTGTGAAAGACGTACATGGTGTAATAATGTGTACAAGAAATGTTTACCTGCTTATGTCCAAAGCATGATGAAACAGGTTAAAAAGCTGACATCTGTGGGAGGTCAGAGTAGTACAATCAAGACTTCAAACGATTATGCGTTCTTACTATCTGAAATCGAAATTTTTGGTAACATTCCATATTCTTTTGGAGGTGAAGGAACACAGTATCAATACTTTAAGAATGCGACCGCAAACAGGTATAAAAGCCCACGAGCTAGCAATTATTATGCGTCTGGGATTTGGTGGGAGCGTTCGCCTTGCCGCAGTGCCAATGAGTCCTTCTGTGTTGTGAATGAGGCAGGGAATACGAACATCGCCGATGCCAGTCAAGAAAGGAGCCTCGCCCCTTGCTTATGTTTCTAAAATCCTAGTAAATTAATGAATTATTTATAGCTGAATGGCTAAGAACAGGAGGTGCATATGGATAAAAAGGAAATTGCAAATATTTATAAAGCAATCAATCGGGTTTCAAACAGGCTGAATGAGATGTCTGAAAAGCTTGACTCGGTGATGCAGATGCTTAATGCGGAATCTAATCGTAAAATTCTAATTAATGGTGATGGTATTGACAGTCTGGCTGAACTTGTATCAACGCATGATTCGGCACTTGATGAACTGGCTACTTTAGTTGCAGGCATTGGAGGTGGAAACAATGGTTAAATTTTTCGAAGAACGAGTAATCAATGGGCTGAAAAAATGGACAGATGTTCCTGAGCTGTGGAATGCAAAGGTGATTGAAAAGTTGAAAAAAGATTATCAAGGCAGAGTGGAAGAAAGCCCACTACAACGAAGCCTATACAAGAGCATACAAGTCAGAGGTGATTCAGGGAA